ATACCAACAATCTCTTCCTCAAGTGTTATGCGAAATGCTACAGGCCAAGCATGTGGTAAAAAAGGTTCAGAGAAACATAAACGTTTGCCAGTAAAACCAGCAAGTATGCCATTTGGCATAGCAGTTAATCCTATCATTTTACCGTTAGGATATAGACTCGTATCTTCATCGGGTGGGGCAATGTGAAAAGTAGACGGAATAATCTCTGCTAAGTTTGCATTAGTTGTATTGTCTGTAGTTGATGCGGTAGCTAGAGTTACTTCTTTTACAAATTGAAAATTAGTAGTGTTTGAACCTGTATTAGATCTATAAATACGTTTCTTTGTTAAGTTAGTATTACTTTTAGGAGTAGAAGTGTCCATACCTGAAATAGTTACAGTCTGTGCGTCTACTTTAGTCAATACCGTAGAAGCAGGAGAGGGTGGACCCTCTTCTCCAAAAGCAGATACAAACGTATATACGTAAGAAGTACTAAACTGGGTTTGTGTGCCATCATCAGTACCAGAAGTTATAGCTGTAGTTGGTGCATTGGCAGGTGCAGGTATGCCCAACCTAAAAAAGTTTCTTGGAAAGTCTCCAGAACCACCAGCAGTTATAATCTCAGTAGAACTTGCCATTTGGGGGAAGTTGTTACCAGTCCAATACAACCTGTCAAAAGCATCATCTGCTATTGGGCCAGGTACTACGTCTACATCGTTGGTAAACTGCAGGTAATAAGAGCTACCAGCAAAATCATATTTATAAGCCGAAGTCCTACCATCTGTTATTTGTTGTACATTAGAGTTATCTTTTACAGGTGTAAGTACACCAGCATCTAAATTTACATCTTTAGCTTCTTGTCCAATATCATCTGCTAGTAATCTAGCTGATACTTTTGGTGCAATCCCAGAGAAAGTTGTAAGTTTAAAAAATGCCATAAATTAATCATCTCCTTTTGCAACTTTCTTTTGCTTTTCAAAAGTCCTAAGCCCTGCCATTCCAAGCATTGCCATAAGTATGGTTGATAATTGACTAAAATCAAACTCTGGTAACTCAACTTGGATGCCCCAGATACCAATACCAAACTGAACCATGGGGGCTATGATAAAGTGGTACGCCATAGCAAAACTACAGACCCAACCAACGCTAGGCCTCCAGCCCGCTACAAACCAGTTTTTACTAGCTGCCTCTATTTTATTTACTTCTATCTGAGCAAGATTAGCAGTTTGCAGTTGTGTCTTGAGTTCATGCTCAAGTTTCATTTTTAAATTTTTGTCTGCAACAAATTTATTTAAAACACTGCCTGCTATGCCTACTACTGAACTTGTTATTGGATCTGCCATACTAACCTCCTATACGTACAAAATATACAAGTAATCCTATTCCTGCTGCAACTACAATCCACATGAAACGTTCAATAAAACGGCCTGTGTTTGAGTTAACATTAGACTGTGATTCTACATCATCTAGTCTCTGTTCTATTTTATCCATTCTAGTAAAAAATCTATCATTCTGCCTAAGAACGGTAGCTACTCTTTCTTCAATACGAGCGATAGACACGACCGCATCTGCTAGTCTGTCTAATTTTTCTTCTATTTTTTCTAGTCTTTGTTCTTGTGTATCACTCATAACTCCAAACCCAAGGTCTAGGTCTGGAACTAGTAGCTTCAAGAGTATCTAGATGTATGAATCTAGTGTCGCCATGTTGTTTCACACCAAGCCCGGTTATCCCGTGTTGCAACGCTACTTGTATACATTTTAAGGCGTCCTGCCCTCTAATTAGTATATCTACAGCCTTGCCACTTGCGTGAGCTCCTGGTCGTGATTTTTTTGCTTCTATAGGATGCGTTGGATCTCTATAGGCACTTGTTATTATAAACGGAACCCCCACCTCTTCCCTAATTTTTTCGAGAGTTTCCATAAATTCTGGGTCCATTTTGCAAATACCGGTGTGTTTGCATTTGAGTTCATCTTCTGAAAAATATTTCCAATTAGGCATCTTCTTTAAATTCAGGTATTTTGTCTTCTTCGATAGCCTCTTTTAGTTCTCGCATAGATTCTTTTCTAGCGTTTTCTGTCTTTTTTAATTCGTATGCTTTCTCCTGTAAGTCATCTTGTAACTTTATAGTAAAGTTAAAAAGCTCTTTTACTTTTGGAGTCAAATCATCTACTTTGTAAGTGATTCCATCTAGGGTTACTTTTTCAATTTCAGACATATTTAGTCTCCTATAGTTTTTGTTTGCACAACAGGATTTAGTAATTTATCAACCTGTACATCAAGACTAGCTTTCATATTGGTAACTGCTTCTTCTCCCATAGCTGCTTCAACCCAACCTTGTACGTCACTTGCAGTTAAATCCGCAAAAGCGATAAAGTCTGATAGGTCTGAAGTATCTAAAGTTTGTGCACCATATACTGAAGCAGTAGCAGGTATATCGTTACCTTCCGTATCTTTTACAGTATTAGCATCATCTTCAGCGTTTAAACGCCAATGGACGTTAAAGACAGTATCAGCATTGCCGTCTATTTCTTTAACATCTACAGTGCTTACATTCCATGTATACTTAATTGCCATGTTTTACCTCATTGATTTGTGTTTGTAAATCTTCAATTATAGCTTGTTGCTCTTGTATTGCATTAATCAGAACAGGCATTAGTTTTAGGTAATCTAATTCGTAATCTGATTCATTTTCATCGTCCTTTGGTTTGTGCTGCAACAAGTGGGTACTGTTTTTTTCTATACCAACTGCTGCAAGAGATTCTTCAACATCCTGTGCAATTAGACCATACATAATTGGCGAATCCTCATCCTGAATTTTGTAGTTGTATTTGCTTGGTTTTAATTTGGTAACTAGATTCAAACCTAAATCTAAATCAGAGATGTTCTTTTTAAAGTTTTTATCGGAGGGTAAGGAATGACCATTGGTAGATATGTTTCCGACATTTACGTTATTTTGTCTAAAGTCTAAAAGGTGTCCATGGTTTGTTGTTCTGTTCAAAACTACAGGAACATTAGCACTTCTTGTAATATAAACGTAACCGTCTCCGACTACTACACCTACATCTGTGGTGTTGTCTGCTGTTTTGCCTACTAAAAGAGTGCCATTAGAATTTAATGTCATAGAGGTGATTTGATTTTGACCATCGTTTTCTAATTGATACCAAGTAAAAGTTCCACGTGTTGATGAAGAACCCCAAGACCAACTTCTAGCATTATCGCCATAATAATCTAATGCTGTACCATCTAGTGCCCCATAAGTATAATTTCCAGCAGCTCCTAAACCTGATAAAGCTCCAGTAAGAACAATAGGTCCAGTAACCATTAATTTTTGATGTGGTCCAGCATTACCAATACCAACATTTCCGTTAGAAGAAATTCTCATCCTTTCTGCATAGTTACCTGCCTCTGGTTTTGTGTAAACTACTAAATCTGCTCCTGAGTCATCGCCTGCATTTGAATCAGATGTTACTGCCCTTGCAGATATTGCAGCAACTAACTTTCCATCAGAGTCTAAACCGTCATCATCTGCATTATCGGAATTAACAAATCTAAGACCGCCTACTTCATTATTATTTCCACTTGTAGTTCTAGAAAGTACTAGTGTTCCTGAACCTGAGTTTGTACCTGCTGCAACTTCCAGAAAAGTGTTATTTGGACCTAGTGTTCCTGTATTTATTGTTGTAGTTCCAATACCAACATTTTCATCACTTGTAATAGTAATAGCTGTAGCATCAGAACTATCTGATACACCTGTGTTTAATAAATTTCTTGATACTTTAGTTATTGCCATTAGTCACCTAAATTAGTTTGTGCATCAACCATTTCTTTATAGGCTTTTTTTACATCATCTGTCCATATTGCTTCAGCTATAGCTTTTACTTTAGCATCTACCTTTGACAAATCTGTCTCTACCCATGAGCCATCAACCATAATATATGGGCTTACAACTGTTCTATGTATGGAACGACTGATTTCTGTTCCATCTTCTTTGATAATAGTGTCAGTGCGTACTTGTATTGAATTACTTTGTAAGACTTCTGCTTTTGCCACTTCTGTTTCTTTAGTTAACGCCATACTTACCTCTTTTTTGTGTGTTTTTTATTATACTTCATATTGCACAGTTAGAATAAGACCATAAGCTGACCCTGTGTGCATTTGAGAATTTGGTGCTACACCACTAGTAACGCCATTATTATAGTGAAAATAAATATAATTATTGTTGTAATGCACTAATGGGTCATGCAACATACTTAGGTCTTTAGCTTGGCTATAACCTAATGACCCTGCAGGATAATAGTTAGAATTATTTACTGCATTATAAGGCAAACCGAAAATAGTAAATGAAGTTCCATTGTTGGGTGGACTTATATGCACATAACAGTAAGCGTGTACATATCTACCAATTTTTGTATAAGTAGCTGTATTTACAGTTATAGTACCACCGCCCCCAAGAGTTGGTGTCCATGAGCCTTCTTCATAATCATCAAACAACTCATTTGCCATGTTAGCACCTGTGGTCGTTCCCTCCCCTGTAGAAGAAAAATCAATACCATGTCCTGCTGCTACTTTGAGGTCGCCATCCATTAACTCTAAACCATTGACAATTTTAGTAGAGCCATCTTGATACATTTGTATGTGGTAATTACTTGCAGTACCAAGTCTAAAAGTTTCATCTGCCAACATAAGTAATGAACCTTGTATAGTATCTGTTGCTGGTTTTTTGAATACTACTCCTGAACGAACTCCAGCAGATTTTAATTCTAAGCCGTATTCATTTCCTGTCCTTTCTAGTTTGACAAAACCATCGGACTCAATAGTAATAGCTGTAGCACTGCCATTATCAACAATGCTTGGTGTACTTGAAAGTTCTACAGGTATTTTAGTATTTGCCATTAGTCTGCTTCCTCTATTGTTAGTTCACCAGCTTCTACTTGTTTCATAATTTCGTCATAATGTCTGTTACCTTCTGCTATTGGAACAGATAATCTTACTTCTACTTTATTACCTTCTTGATCTTGCTCTTCTATAAAAGCAACCAAAGCTACTTTGGTTCTATTTAGCATTTCATCATTTATATATTTAACTGATTTAAAATTAATTTTTTCATCCATAACTATAGCTCCGCATCTAATTTTAAATAATCAAAATAAGCTAAACCTGCACTGCCTTGGGTTGCACCTGTCAAATTTGTTATTTGACATCTTAAATAACCTGAATCGTGAGTTTCTAAGATATTTAAAGCAGAAGTCGCTGACTTTCTATCCCCACCTTTTTCAAAAAAATTTGGAAGATTAGATGTTGCTGTTGGTGCTGCCCTCATAGAGTTAGTGACCCAAATTCCAGCATAGGCAGTAGTAGCTTGATAAAGTGTGAAAACAACATCTCTCATAATTAGATTATCTTGCCAATAATATCTCTGACATAAAGATAACTCTTCAGCGAGACTTCTATGTTCAAAAGATGTGGCTTGATCTCCTACTTCTAACTGTACTCCTGTTATATAAAGGTTATTACTTGTTGAAGATGCTAGATTGCTTATACCTGCTGCTCTCGTGTTATTAGCGTAACTATTTCGCCATGTATTTGAAACAAAAGTACCGCCTTGATAAGTGCTTCCAGCAGCAAACCAAAAATTTAATGCTAATCCAAGAGCATTGTTATTAGTAATAGAAGCAGCAGTGTTGCCTACAAAAGTTATAGTTTTTCTTTCCCAAGTATTTGCTTGATTAATAGTAAATAATTGACCATTAATATAACTACCCTGTTCTAATTCAGCTAAGTAAGTACCTGTCGAAGTTGAATTTACATAAAAAGAAAGTGTTATTTCTTTTGCCGAAGATGTTCCATAAGCTAAATGTTGTAGATCATTACCTTCAAATTTTTGTTGAAAAATTATATATTCTCCTTGAGTAATAGAAGTATCTGCTGTTGTGCATTCAAGTAAAACTGCGTTACCAAATCCAGGGGGAAGGGTTAAATCAGGCCTATTACCTATAGTAAATGCCCAATTACCTAATGAAGAACCAGTTAATTTCCAACGGTCAGCAGGAAAATGGGCAGCATTAGACCATCCAACCTGAGTATTTCCTGTACCATGTCTTTGACAAACTTGCATTTTCCCGTTGTATATCATATTTCTACGACCAATAACTTGGTCATTTACTACGCTAGGATCTACTTTAGTTAGTGCCATTATTCACCTGCAGGTTTTTCTGAATCTTTCATTTGTTGATAGGCTGTTTTGACTTCATCAGTCCATGTTGCATTAGCAATAGCTTGTACTCTTTCATCTTCATTAGAAATGTCAGTATCTTGCCATGTACCACTGCTTTTATCACACGGGTCAATAGAATGTCTGTGAAAAGTTCTAGTTAGTTCTATCCCATTTTCTTTGATTACAGTTGCAGTTCTTATTTGTATTCTGCCGATTTCCGTAACTTCTATTTTGTCTGCTATTATTTCTTTTGTTATTGACATTTTTACCTCTTTAAATAAATTTAAACTGTTCCAGTTACACTACCTATTATACGAAAATTAGTTATTAGATTGTTACCTGCTGTTGTCATATAGCCGTTACTAGCTTTCATTAAATATATATTTCCACCATTTATATATCCTGTTACAGGATAGTCAGTCATAGTACCTATATTGGCGGTATATCCTGTGATAACAGAGCCACCTAAGTTGCTAGTTTTAAAAGTAAAACCATGGTTATGTAAAAGTATATAAGTTCCAGATAAAGTTCCCACTGTAGTTATCATTACATCAAAAGTCAGATGTACCAAACTACCTACTTTTACATAATATCCATTTTGTATATTGTAAGCTTGTCCTGAGGCACCACTACTACCAATTAGTGTTGGAGTCCATGTCCCTTCCTCATAATCATATAAAGCGTTTGCTGCTGCGGTATCGCCATTAAAAGTAATACCACCACTTATAATTCTTGCCCTCTCTGTATTGTTTGTAGCAAAAGCTAATTCGCCTTGGACAGAAGGTGCATTAATCGTATGATGTGCACCATTAAAAGAAGCACTTGCAGATGAAGTAAATTTTAAAGCTCGTAAGTTTGTTGCATCATCTCCACCTGCGATTAAATATGTACTATTTGAGCTTCCTGAAATTTCTACTTTTGCTGACGGAGATGTATCTCCAATTCCAACATTTCCTGAGTCATCTATAACCATGCGTTCGCTACCGCCTGTATCAAACCTAATTTTATCTTCATCAGCAGATTCTTCGACCATAACTTTGGTATCGCCATCTGCATCTGATAACTGAATGGCAGAGTTTATTTGTCCTACAGCAATTGACATGACCTCAATAGAGACACCATTTGCTGGTGCTTCAGTTAGTGTCAAAGTGGTCCCGCTAACACTGTAAGTTGCTTTTTCTTGGTAGACTCCACCGACATACACTTGTGTATTATTTTCATTGGCTGGAGCTGCCGATAAAGTAAAAGCAGTAGTTGAACCGTTTCCTGTAAACTCATCTATTAGAACACTAGAAGCCGCAGCACTTATGTCTAAAACTGTGTGAGTTATAGCTTCTACTGCTACACCTGTTGGTGGAGCTACTCCAAAAGTAAGCACCTGACCAGAGATACTAAAACTATCTTTATTTTGATAAACACCATCAAAGTAAACTTGTACGTTGTTCTCACTTACAGGAGTAACACCTAAATCTAAAGTAGTATCGCTGTTGTCACCCGTCATGGTTGCAATAACCATGTTTGCTCCTTGTAAATTACTTAGAGCAGAATATATTGTTACCTCTCTGCCAGATGCTGGAGCTGTACTTAGCGTGACAGTTGTGCCCGAGACACTGTAAGAATTATGTGCTTGGAAAACCCCGTCTATAAAAACTAATAATTGTTTTTCATCTTGTACTGCATTTGAAATAGTAAAAGCAGTGGTAGAAGCATTTGCGGTTGTAAAAGTATTGGTTACAAGAAAATCTGAACCGTCTGCTAAATCACCCCAAGCATTTGTATAACCCTCAAACTTACCTGTAGTTGAGTTATATCTTAAATAACCTGCTTCTGGGGATCCCGGTCTTTGTGCAGTCGTACCTACAGGGACATGTAAAGAATCTGTTTGTGAACCTAAATC